TTGACCATATAAACCCACGCCGCCCCCAGCGCCCCTTACCCCGCCAGAGTTGAACCCGCCACCACCGCCACCTCCCGCTCCAGCAGTTGGCGGACAACAGCCGCTAGTTGTTCCTCTTCCGCCAGTTCCAGCGTATCCTCCAGCGCCGCCGCCGCCTTTTGCGCCAGCACCGCCATTACCGCCGCCGTCTCCAACGTAAGTACCACCAGCTTGTCCACAACTATTAGACCCAACGCCGCCTCCGCCTTTAACAACCGCAGTAGACACAAAATATGTACAGCCGCCACTGCCTGGATTTCCTTGTCCGCCGCATAACGTAGAACCCCTACCGCCAAAACCAACAACAACGGTGTAACTGCATCCAGCAGTCACCGCGTAATTGTTTTTGTAACCTAAACCACCGCCACCGCCAGCATTACTCTGGCTGGCGCCCCCGCCACCACCAACAGCCACAAGCGAAACAGACGAGATGCCGGTTGGCGGAATCCACGTCCAAGTGCCAGGTCCAAAAATAGTAGAGCCACCTGGAAAATTTGATTTTCCGTAAAAATTACTAAGGCTAATTTGACCAGACGGTATGCCAGCCAAAGAGCGGAACGGAGTGCAGTTGATAGAAGCCGTAGCCGTAGCCGAAAAGCCAAGCTCAAGATTGATTGATTGCCCAGCAGTGGCGCCGCCAAAACTAATCGGCCCAGATGGATTCAACGCCATATTTACTCCTTAGATTGTCCCGTATGCTGTGATATTGGCAAGCGTTGTCAAGTTTCCGCTACTGTCCATTGTGGCAATTGTAGTGGCGCCGTACTTAAAAACCAAGACACCGCCTGACTCCTCAATGGTGAAATTGGTTGTTGCTAATTTTTCCACGGTGCCGTTAGCGTTTCCAGTGCCACCGTTGGCTGTCGAAAGAACACCAGTGAAGCTAATATCAGGCGTTGCGCCGCCACTTGATGCCAATGGCGCAGACGCAGTCACATCCGTCACTGTGCCACCAGAACCTGTGGCGCTGATCGTTTGGTTCGGCCAAGTACCTGCAATGGATACACCGGAACCCGCCACCAGGCTAGGGGATGCCGTTCCAGTTCCGCCATTAGCAATTGGCGTGATATTTGCCGCAAGCAATTTAACCGTGCCGGAGGCATTTTTAAAGTACAGCTTCTCGTCGGTCAAGTTGATAGCCAACTCACCGTCGGTAAGATTTGTATCAACAGGAACCGCGGATGCGGTGCTTGTGCGATAAAGTTGGATTGGCGTGAAGCCTGTTTGCGCCATAACTTATCCCTTTTTCAATTCAGCGACTTGCGCCTCAAGTTCTTTGATTGCCGCGATCAATAACGGGACCATACGCTCGTAGCGAACCGTTAAGTATTTTTCATCAATTGGGGCAGGCGCAACCACTTCCGGCATGATAGCCTGCACCTGCTGGGCGGAGATACCAACTTCACGAACAGGCTCGTATCCCAAATCCTGCGCCGTCTGGTTTGCTTCGTAGTAGAACGCATCCAGCGTCTTGACTTTGTCGAGTGCCGACAGGATGTCACCCTTGCGGTCTTTTAATCGGTCGTCAGAATAGTACGCTGTGATGTTGTTCGTTGCCTGAATCTCGCCAGTTTTTGTAAACGTGATTCGAGTCGTGCCATTGTCTGTAATGATGAAGCTGTTCGCTGAAGCCTCAAGCTCCATCTCCATTGTGTTGTTCGTTCCGTCGTAGAAGAGCTTTGCGTCGTCAGATGTGCCAAACTGGACTACGTCGTTATCAGCCAAATCAATTGCCGTACGGACACTAAGGGTGCCGTCTATGGTTAAGCTGTTGAACTGACCGTTATTCCATGTTAGTGCCGCCGAACCAACAACGCCAGTATTATCTGTGGCAGGAAGTATGCTATTGGTCGCTGTTATGGAAGTCGCACTAATCGGCAGAGTAGAGTCAATTGCAGTTGTACTAACAGTAAGCCGACTCACACCTCCAGTGGCGACGCCAATCTGATCCGCGCCGGGGCTGTAGATGCCTGTATTAGTATCACCGGTCCAGCTAAAACTTGGCGCCGCGGCTGTATCGGCGGAATTCCCTAAAAACTTCGCAAAATCAACCGTCCCCGAACCAGTAAGGTTGGTCATACCCGTATATGACCCAGAGATCCGTGCGTCAGGAACTGTTCCAGAGGAAAGGTTAGACGCATTAAGCGTCGTTAATGACGCGCCAGAGCCAGAAAACTCAGTCGTTGCCGTAATGGTCGTTCCCCGAACAGAGGATGCTGTTGTCGCGCCAACAGTCGTACCATCAATCGCACCGCCATCAATGTTAACGCTTGTAGCGTTCTGTGTAGACATTGTTCCCAAACCAGTGATGGCTGTATTTGGGATGGTGGTAGACGCGGTCATGGTGCTTGTGCCGTTGCCGTACACATAACCAGTCAGTGTCGAGGCGCCTGTGCCGCCGTTTGCAGGAACGAGTGTTCCGCCAAGGGTTAGCGTTCCGGAAACGGTGATAGGTCCACCAGAGAGCGTAAGTCCAGTGGTGCCGCCAGACCCAGAAACCGAGGTCACAGTACCGCCAGCGGCTGGTGTAGCGTTAATCGTTATTCCACCGGCAGTGTTACTAATCGAAACGTTTGTACCAGCGGTCAGCGTCGCAAGCGAATATCCGGAGCCATTGCCAATTGCAAGCTGTCCATTGGATGGCGTCGCGGTTAAACCGGTTCCACCATAAGCAACTCCGATTGGTGAGGCGTTCCAAGTGCCAGCCGCCAAGGTGCCGACGCCAGAAATGCTGGTGTAAGAGCCACTCAAACGACCGGTTGGCAACGTGCCTGAAGTAATGTTTGCGGCGTCCGTTGTGTCAGTCGTTGCAGAAGCCGCCAAGCCAGACACAGAACCAGCGGAAATCGCAATCGGTGTATCGGTAACCGAAGTAACGCGCCCGTAAGTGTCAACAGCAAAGACGGGGACTTGTGACGCAGATCCGTATGTCGCGGCAACCACGCCCGATGCGTCTAGAGCAATCGTAGTGGGGGCAGAGCCGTCATAGCTTGTGCCAGTCAGTCCCGCCCCAATAGTCAATGCGTTCGGGTTGGCGGCTAAGATTGAGCCAGATCCGCCCAGGGAGACCGATGTACCGTTAAACGTAACTGCGCTATTTTGCAACTGCGCGTTAGTTACGGCTCCGGTTGTAATCTGGTTTGCATCAATGGCAATTGGCGTATCAACGGCGCTGGTCACCTGACCTTGCGCGTTAATTACCAAGGCGGGCACACTAGATGCAGTACCGTAGGGATTGGCTGTTACCCCCGTGTTAGTGATGCTAAATTCTGTTCCAGACAGCGTTAGTCCTGCGCCAGCGCTGTAAATCTGTGCGGAAGAAATTTGAGCAAACGTGATGTTTGTGGTGCCGAATGTAATGGTGCCGCTGGTATTGCAGGTGTAAGTTTCGCCAGCGCCAGTTGCGCCCTCTTGCACGAAAACAGTAGAGCCTTCGCTCAACCCAGCCGCGCTGTTGATGACATAAGTATCAGCATCACTTGAGCGCGTCAAAACCCAATTGGTAGATCCAGAGCCAACGTCCGTGACGACGTACATACCATTCTGCGTCTGGTCGGTCTGTTCGTATACCAAAACCCGATCGCTGACGTTGAGCGTTATGCCGTCGACTACTAGCGCGACCTGTGTGCCCGCATTTGTAAGGGTGGCACCAACTCCTGCCGTTCCGTTGTCGTAGGTCGCATTTAAGTTAATTGGCGACTCTACGCGCACAGGCGAATGGAAATGGATTCCGGATGCCGCCAGTGTGTCCACATAAGACTTGTTAACAATGTCCGTTGCATTTACCGGAGCGGCGCTAATCGTGCCAGTGCTCGTTGTTACCGATGTAAATGTTCCCGCCGCGGCTGTTGATCCGCCAATTGCGGTGCCGTTAATAGCTCCACCGGTTATAGCGACGTTATTAGCGTCTTGAGTCGATATTGTTCCCAGTCCAGATACCTGGGTGTTGGAAATTGCAATATTCGATTCAGACAAGGCGGTAAGCTGACCTTGCGCATTAACAGTTGCCGATAAAGACTTGCTGGCGCCGCCATAAGATCCAGAGCTAACGCCGGTGTTGCTGATTGCAACCGTAACTGGTGTAGAGCCGTTATAGCTAGTGCCGCTCAAGCCTGTGCCAATAGTTAGGGCATTAGACGCAACGGCCGTGATGGTTCCAGACGCACCAAGAGCAATTGTTGTGCCGTTGATCGTCGTTGAGCTATTTGCCAATTGTGCATTGCTAACAGTTCCACTCAAGTCTGAAGTTGGAACTGTAGCGCTGGCGGTCATTGGCGAAGTGCCTGCGCCCTTGACATAGCCAGTCAGGGAATTTGCTCCAGTGCCGCCGTTTGCAACATTTAATGTGCCACCCAAAGTGATTGAACCAGTGGTCGCCGAAGAGGGCGTTAGTCCGGTCGATCCGGCGCTAAATGATCCAACACCAGCCCCGAGGGTAAAGGGAAGCCAGGAGCCGTTTTGATAACCATCGAACGTATTGGTGTCCGTGTTATACCGAATCTGTCCATTAGCGCCCGCCGGTTGCTCTGCCGTGTTTCCATTTGGGATTCTTACAGACCCAACACCGGGGAATATCGCATTCTCAGCCAATCCAATAGTTGGGTTGTCTGACCCATTGCCGTTGGAAACAGAAATCTGGTTGGAAGTGCCCAGGATTTGACGACCTGCAACAGTAGAGCCACCAACAATGGCCATGAATCCAGTTCCGCCTAAGTTGGCAACCGCGGACGCAATGCCTGTCAATTCAAAGGTTGGGTTGCCGCCAGTTCCATCGGCATTGGATACGCCTAAACCGGCTCCAGAAACAGCCAAAGATCGAGCAACGACTGTAGATGCACTGTCCTTAGCAATAAGTCCGCCAGATGCCGCCTCCAGGCTTCCTGATGCGCCATTTAATGACAACCGATAGTAAGAGGTGGCACCGCCATCTGACAAACCAAGACCTGTGTCGGTAGATAAATATCGACTATTTACCAGGGTCAACTCCTGATCTTTTGTCAGGAAGGTTTGGGTTTGAACCGGAGATCCAGCCAAAGCCGCGGCAGTAGTCTTGTAAGTACCGCCATTCTGGACCACGGGTACAAGCTCTGCACCCGTAATCGGGCCTGCGTCTGGCAGTTGAGTGATGGTTTGATTTGCCATTATGGTGTCACCGATATTCCGTCAAGGTTGCCGTTATTTTCCGGTATTTCCGTGTTGCCTTCGGTAGAAATAATATAGTCGCCTTGATTATCCGTCACAAGGTTATTCGGGTCTAGCGATACAGAAACATCCGGACGAGGAAAACGCAAATTTATCCGCTCGGTTTTTCGAGCGGGCAGTCGATAGGGGTCTTTTTGATCAGCGCACCCTTGTTGGCATACTTTTAGACCGGCAACGTTCGGATCGGACATCTGCTCGTCCATCGCACGCTTCATCCTGCACCGATCACAAATAAATATCGATAAAGACTGGTTCCCAAGGGTGTCTAGAAAAATGCCCATCGCTTACCTCGTATAAACAGAGATATTGGGGGCAAAATAAATGGGTGATTTGTCTCTTTCCTCGGCTTCCGCCAGCCCCAAGTGCTTCTCAGCCTGCTGTTCAAGGTATTGGATGCGTTGAAGATCTATTTGCGGCAGTTCCAGGCTCATCTGGTGAGCCAACATGCTTACGACAGCCATATACCAACGCTGAGGTATCTCTAACTGGTCCGTAAGGTCGCCAACATCCATTACTTGCTTGCTGTACCAGACGGTCATCTGCACAAACGGGTCACTGGGGGTGGGCCAGAGGTAAATTTGAGGGTTCGGGACCGTGCGGTTGAACCAAAACTGGTACGGCTGGTTAGCTGTAAAGTTTTTATTCGGCAAATTCGTGTAATCGTCGCGGTTCAGGCGACTCATTGTGATCTCACGGCTGTTATTGCCAACGTAGAACTCACGCAATGCGAGCGTAGTGCCACCGTATGCACGAATTCGGTAGTATTGGACGCTCTGACCGGGGTCAATATCGGTCCAGAGCCACTGCTTGTCGGTCATAACGACCGATCCAAGGTCCTCTAACGTGTTCCAGGTTACGTTATCCGTCGAATATTCGAGAGTTAACGACCAGGTAGCGCTTCCGCCGCCGGAAATATAGGGCATGACACCAATTGAGCCGGCATAGATGGGGTTGTCGGTGCCAAAATTGATTGCAATATTACCGTCTGCCGACGCTTGTTGGCAGTAGGTGTTGATGTCGTTATCACCAGCATTAGCAACGTTACCGCCGGCGCTTGTGGTGTAGCTACCGGATGGGCGCGTCATGGTGCGATACAACGCATTCAGTACGTCATTAGAGCCGTTTGGCAGGGTGTAGATGTACTTCTCTGGCGTCAAGCCAATAACTTCTTTGCGGATAGCCCAATACTGAATGCCAATGTTAATCAAGTTCGTTAAAACAAAACCCAATGACTCCTTGGCGCTTAACAGTTGCTCGGAGGTCAACTCCTCAGCCAGCTTGCCGCAACGACGCGCACCGTGGTCGATGAGTGTCTGTACGCTATAAATCTGACCGTAGGTGTCTGAATAAGCCATGATGATCCTTTACCAGCCTGGGCAGTTCCAGCGCTTCATCGAGGCGCGTGATCGACTACCCTTTTCGCTCTTCTCTGCAACTGGACCCATTCTCGCGCAAAAAGAGTCTCGACGCGAGCCTCCTTGCGGTTGAGGCGCCTTTAAATTTGATCCGGTTTCACGGTTGTATTTGGCGCGTCCTTTAGCCGTCAAACCGGCGCCCTTTTCTACAGGCATTTTCTCGCCGCGACCAACTGCCAGGCTAGGTCCACCCTTAGCCATCTTGGCTGTTTTGGCGGCTTCCTTAAAAGCCTTTGCGGTCGGGGCGCCAGGGGAGCCAGGCTTACGCATCTTCTCTTTAGAACCCTCGGCAATACGCTCACGCTTTGCATGAATGTTGGCATACAAACCGCCGCCTCCAGCCATCTCTTTGGGGAGCTTTGAGTACGCCTTCTTGCCCTTATTGGACTCGGTGTACTCGGCGGCAACGTCGGGGCGGATGCCAACCTTCTTGGCGAACTTTGGGTTGTTCTCAGCCGCCTTCATTAAGCGGAACTGAGCCTGGGACTTGGCTGGCATGATTAACTCCCAATTTGATGGACAACAACGACGCCGGCTGGCGTAGAGGGTCTTGTTGGGGATACCTGCGGTCCGACCGAAATAATGCTTATTTCAGTCTTTGTTGTGAAAGAAACAAGCTGAACGTAGTCGTTAACAGCCGCGATGCCAGGCAATGTAAACGAAGCAACAATCCTACCGGGGTTGCCGCCGTGACTACTTGGTACATCAAACCGAGTATTAGAACCTGGGAAATCAACTCCGTTTAAGCGCACCCAAAATTCGCAACTACCTTCTTGAGAGTCGGTGTTTGCCATCTGAAAGTTAAAGTTCAGCAGGTACTCACCGGCTACAGAGAATGTGATCTTACTGTCGTCAACAAGCGTAATGTTTTGAGCTATAGCGGTATTGTCAAAGGTGATGATTTCTGCCGTATCAGCCGCCGTGTAGGTGTAAGTGGTGTTCCTAAAAAGCGCAATACGATTCTGTGAAAGCGCATTGATTGCGGTCAGTGTCGTGCGAACGTTGGCACCGCCCTGAACCAAGGGGGCAAGCTCCGTACCGTCCAGTGTGGACGCCGCCGGCATTGCCGAAATTTTTTGGTCTGCCATTACGAAGCCTCCAATACGATTTTGTCACCACTCTCTTGCAACACATAACCAGGAGCGGTTTCGTCAGCTATGTACGATTTAACAATAGGCACCGCGCTATGGTACAAGTCCACAACACCCCCGTCGCCTACGTTTTCTCCGGCGCTATCAGTCGCTGGGACGTTTTTTGCCCCCACCCCAAGCGCATAACCATCAGTGGTATTTGCTTGGTCGGCGACGCCTGAGTTGCCAACCTGAGCCATTAGATACCAGCCTGGACTAGATTCAATGTTGCGGTGCCATCACCAGCGGTAACTAACACCTTTACGCCTGTCACGGGAAATGCGTAGTTACCGTCATCATTACCGGTTTGAGCGGCTACAGATGGATGAGAGTACCAAACGCTAAACCCAACACCAGGGTCGTCAAACGTGTGTTGGACGGTGTACGTCACAGTGCCATCAACTACTACGCCAAAGCCAATATTAAATGGGCTGGTGTTTGTGTTGGTGACAATAGCCGCACTTGATCCAGTGCCCGTCTTTGAAACTGTTTGCACTTTCATGCTTTTCTCCAAATTAAAAGCGGGGGCCGAAGCCCCCACTCAGACTCAGCACTTAACCGAGCCACCACGCTTCTTGGCAGGAGCGACTGTTATAGACCTTTCGGTCTCAGTCACAGCGCCGTCACCGGCGTCCTCTTCACCGAACCCAAGCATCTTCTTAGCACCACGGAACATTTTTCCGGGGATGGCACGAAGCGACTTAGCGAATTCGATTTCCTCCTTACTAGGGCCGATACTATCGTTGTATGCCTTATCCAGCATACGTTGCATCTCTTCATCAGAAACAGCACCCTTACGAGAAGCCTTGCCGCCTTCGGCCATCTTTACCTTGCCACCTTTTTTGAAGGTGCCAGATTGACGGTCGTTGGAGACGGGCTTGGAGGCAGGCTTTTTGGGCATGGCTACGGGCTTACCGCTGTCGTTAACAGCTCCCCCCGTAGCGTAAGCCTTTTTTGCGGCACCGCCCTTCTTAAAGCCACCCTGGCCATTGACGACGCCGCCTGTCTTGTAACCGCCTTGTCCGTCAACTACGCCACCGGTCTTGTAGCCGCCAGCATTGCTTTTGGCAACGCCACCGGTTTTCATTCCCTTGTGGGCTTTTGAAGCCGCCATGTTCTCATGCTTGTTCAGGCGAGCCTTAACGCGACCGATTTCCTCGGACTCGTTACGGATCTCCTTATCCAGCTTAGACATCTTAGCCTTTTCGCCTTTATGCTCTTTTTTAGACTCGCCACCCTTTGCCATTGCGGGCATTGGACGACCAGTCATAGCATTCCGACGTGTAGCCATAGAAGGCGCCATAGGACGAGCAACGGGTGCATTGCCACCGCGAGCACCAACAGGTGCTGGCGCGGCTGACAAGCCACTCATTACGCCGCCATTCATCATCTTCTTAGGCTTAGAGACAGCGCCGCCCTTTTTGAGCTTCAACTCTACCGAAGGTTCGGTAGTGTCCATTTTCACCATAGGTTTAAATTGGCCCATGATTAGCTCCTTTAGACAGCGTATGATTTATAGACAACCGTCACACGCGCCGCACCAGCAGTAGCCGCAGTACCTGTTTGGGCAAAAGTTGCAATGACGCTAACGTCAGAGCTACCAGAGTCCGCCCAGGCGCTGTACACACCAGTGGAAGCAACACTTGCACGACCAGCCGAACTAACACCGGTCGCGGCGACAAAAGCGGCCGCAGAGCCAGTTTTGCCAACAGCAATAGTGTTGGTAGTTCCCGCATCGAATGCGGTCGTCACGTCAATATTTACATCAACGATCTGAGAGTTGGCAGGCAAAGTGGCGATAGTCACTGCCGAAGAATCGGTGTAAGCAATGGTGCCGGTGATGGCCGACAGCATTCCACCAATGTTCGTGACTTGATTTGCCATTTTTTTCTCCTGTTAGGAGGGGGCCGAAGCCCCCAACCATTTTTTACACACCTGGCGTGCCGTACATGGCACGAGGATCGGTAAAGCCGATGTCGTAACGCTCGGTGGCTTTGTACCGCATTGTGTCGGTCTCAAAGTCGCCTTCCATCGTTTTCTCCAAACGACGGCGCATCATCAACTTCATGCCTTCAGGAGCGTCTGTCTGCACCCACCATGCGGTGGCGCTGGTCAAACGGCTGATAACCGCGGCACCTTCGTCAAGCAAGCCGATAGACTTGATTGGGTTGATGTCGTTGTTAGCATTGCCAGCACGCAAGACTGACTTCAACAGAACTTCAGCTTGGAAGACGTTGCCAGGAGCCACAACCAATTGCTTGGGCACCAGGCGGATCTTCTTGCCGTTGTTGTCCACTGCTTGGCGAATTTGAATCAGCATTTGCTCCAAAGAGGTCTGAGACAAGTTCGCGGCGGTAGTCAACAAGTTGCTGAATGTACCGTTGACGATTGGGTGAGAAGCGCTGTTCAACGCCACGCCGTCGCCGCCAGCCGTTGCACCGCCGGTGAAGGCAGTGTTCAGGACGTTAGCCGCTAGGGTTTCCTTCGTCTCTCAGTGACTGTGCCAAGTGCTTGGCATAGGTCTGACCGATACGAATGTGGTCGCCGTCTTCAACCAACACTTTGGTCAGCGCGAACGCCAAGCCATAAACGTTGTAGACGTAACGCTTCAGGAACAGAACGCCACCTTGTTGATAGGTAACGGGCGTGCCATCAGCCATCTGAGGAGCGGCGCCGAATCCGTACAGGACGGGTTCTTCGTGATAGTTACGGGGAATACCTTCTTGCTCGCGGAAAACCCGCGACCATTCATCGGCACGTTGGTCGTACACACCGTCGAAGCATTCGTTCAGAATGGGTTCGACAATGGAACGAAAGTCGGTACTACGCATTGGAGCGGCCATGGTTCACTCCCTCCTTAGATTGCAGTGCCGGCGGCAGTAGCGAATTGGAATTCACTAATAGTCGCGCGGACAATGGTGTAAGAATCACCCCAAGCATTGCCTGGGTACGGAGCGAGGCCAACGACACGCATCTGCGCAGAGTTGCCAGCACCAACTAAGGTGGTTGACAAAGTGCACTGAGACAAGCCGGTGGTCGCAGATCCAGCAGTAGCGTTGCTGATGTCAGCTTCGTCACCGATGGAGGTTTGTGCCAAAGAACCGTCCGCTTGGATTTCGTAAACGATATTGGGGTCGTTGTAGAAATAAGCGTTGCATGAACCAGCTTGGTATGCCGTATTGGCAGGCCAGTAGTTCGATACACGGTTACGACCGGTGGTGTCCGTGAATTGGACGCCAGCGAAGGCACCAACAAACGAGTCGCCAGCGGCGGCAGGGTTAATAACGCCACCAGTCACATACTTGACAGGTTGGCCCTTCAGGATGTTCGAGGCGTACCCCGAGGTAATACCGTCAGTAAGCTCCACAGCGCGGTCCAAACCAGAGGGATGGAACGCAGGGCGCAGACCGAACGGAGCATTTGTAGCAGACATTGTCTTACTCCTTTTAGATTAGCCCTCAAAAATGGGGGCACGGTTGGTTTGCTGTTGATCGAAACGACCCATCCCGTCGCCTTCCTTCTGTACAAGCCGCCGACCGTTACTGTCCTTAGCACCCTGGAGATTCTCGACCTGGGCGCGGATTTTTTCTTCCTCGTCCATTGGAGCCTCAAAGTGCAATTGCGTCATGACATCTTGGTAGATGTCCATCGGCAACTTAAACAGCAACATCTCGTTGCATGCAATTTTTCCAACGTTTTCGCCAGCCTTGACGCGGAAATTGTCGAACCCAGGTAACTCATCTGCCGTCACAGGTACATACCCTAGTCGCATTCTCTTATCAATGGTGTCGTAGCCGTTAGTTGAAGAAAGCCAGCACAGGTGCCATCCCGGAATAGTCGGGACGTTGGGCAATGCCGATTGCGTCCATTCATCGCTCCACATCTTTCGACGTTCCTGCGCACTCATGAACTTTTCCTCAGGGGGTCGACGGCTTGCGTCCTCGCTCGCGCGATCATTGCGGCCACCGGCCTGAAGAGATTTTTTTAAACGTGAATCCATAATTAACTCCTGTTACCTTGATTTTGTCGTGCCTCTTCGGCATAACGTTTGATCATTTTCTGACGGCGCTCTGGGTTATCCCAAAAACCAGCGTCCTTCATCGCCCGAACTTGTTCGGGTGATAAGGTGAAGGAATTTCTCCCTCCCGCTCTCGCGGCTGATTCGCGTCCAGATCCAGTCACAATTCCTCTCGGTTTACTCCGTCGGTTTGAATTCACGTCGGTGTCATCATTGTATCTATGGGGAAGATACTTTGGCAAGCGTTTATCAAGCTCTCGCCAATAATCAATTTTGGTGGGGTCCCAGCCCTCAGCGGTAAGCTCCTCGTCCACCTGTTTGGCGACTCGGCTATCCATGTCACGAGTATTCGGGTCGTACCAGGGATTGCGCTCCATCCAATCGGCGGCTAGGCGCTGTAGGCGGGGATCGGGAATATTGTTCTCTTGACGGGGGCGGGTAGCGTTTTTCTTCAAGTTACGCAACGCCTCCGCTTGCTGGCGAGCCTCCATCCAGACCTCTTGGGCTTTTGCCATCGCGTTACCGTCGCGGGACTCAGCGGCTTCACCCAGCTTCATCTTGGCGTAATTGATGCGCAGTTCAGCGTCCTCAATAGCCTTGTCAATGCGAGCCAAGTCGGCGGAATGGGTCTTGCGCTCAACGACGGACAGGCGCTGGATTAGCTCCTGGTTCTGCCGCTCCAGCATCTGGAGCTTTAGCTCCTTCTCGGCATTAGTCTGGCGGACTAACTGCTTCTTAGCCCGACGACGCTCTCGACGCGCGGAACGCAATGCGTCCGTGTCACCTTCTTGGTCTTCGTCGTCGTCGTTAGAGCTACTCGGAGAGTCGTCCTCAGAGTCTTCACTCTGCTGATCGTCATCATCATCATGATCATCTTCAGCCTTTTGGGGGCTTTCAATATTATCGGGCAGGTTAACGGTAGCAGATCCGTCAACAGCCTCTTGGACATCCATGATGTCCTCTTTATCTTTTTCGGCCATAAATTACCTCTTAAATAAAAGAACGCATTTCCAAGGGGCTACAAGTCACTTTTGCAATGACTTCGTGGTCGTTCAGGATCATGAACAAGGCGGGGTCTTCCATGTCGTCTTCCCCATCTACCTTCACTTCCCAACGATCGCCACCCCATTTAGGGACTCGGATGTAGTCGCCAACCTGGCACCAGGAGCCTTCTGGCCAACCTTGCATGGTGTCTCGGTTCTTAAAGGCAAGTGGGCCAATCTCGATCACCTTGGCGACCATGTTGTTCCACTTCTCCGCTTCCTTGGTCTCTTCGACCAGGATGATCCCTGATTTGGATGTTTTCTTTTTAGTGCGACGCAATTGCACGAGGATGCGTCCACCAAGAGGTTTCGCTCCGGGATCAACACTCGGGAAAGCCCAAGCAATTTCAGCGTCGTCAAACGCTACCGGTTCATTCATGTTCATCTTCTTCTTTCAAAAGATTATTGATAATTTGCAGTACCTCATTAAGGCCCGCATGATGTCCTACCATCCGGTGATAGGTCTCCCATGTAGCGGCATTTCCATCCGCAAGGGACAGGCGTATCTCAGCCTGACGAGACTCTATTCGACCAATGATGTCGGATACGGTGATCATTTTTTCTTCTGTGAGCTTAGAGCACCTCCTTTAGATTGAGCGGGCTTGGCTTTGTCGCCTGCGGGCTTCAAGGTAGTGCCAGTCAGCTTTTCGCCGGCGGCCATACGCTTGTGCATAGGAACAGCTTCGTTGAAGTACGGGTTAGTGGCCATATCAGACTCCTAAGTTACGTTGTGCCTCTTGCTGGAGGCGAATTGCAGTTTCAAACTGCTCGGACTGCAACGCCTCATCCCTTTGGGTCAGGCGTGCGGTTTCGATGCGCTCTTTCGTGAGGTTGTTCACAGAGTTAAGAGCTATATCCATGTCATCCTTGCGCTTGCTTTCCTCAGCATCCATCTGCATCTGCTGGGTCTTGAGTTGCATTTCTGCCTGATCGCGCTGGGCGCGGCGCTGAGTTTCAGCCATGCTGGTCTCGCGCAACACCTGAGCTTCAGGCGGCAACTGGGGCTGGGGAGTCAACTGCTTCATGGACTGCATCAACTGCTGGATCACAGGAACAATCTTCGCAAACGCCTTCTCGCTGTCGATCTTGACGTGCTGAGACGCCATGGCAAACATCTTGTCGATCTCCGCCGTGAGCACCTTGTTCTCGTACTCGACCTCGGTCAAGATCTTATCGCCACGAGACTTGGCAACGTAGCCGTTCATTCGGTTCAAGTACCACAAGACCATGTGTTGCTTGATGTGCTCCAGCGCCCTTGGCAAGAAGAACGAAGCAATGATCGGATTTGTGCCAAGCGCGGGGTTCGTAGCGAAGTCCAGGTGGCTTTGAATGTGCGCCAAGTGATCCTGCTGGATGTAAGCGAAAGCATTCTGTCCGAGCGACATCGCCACGTTCTCGTCTGCGGAGGTGCGCTCCTGTGGCGCCGCGGTATCTTTGAGCAGTTCGTTGATGCCAGGAATCTTTAACTGCTTCAAGAACCGCTGTTCGACAGCCCTGCGGTCATACAGATCAGGCGCTTCCTTCGAGCGAGCCAACACGGCTTGCATCTGAGCCATACGCTGAGTCTCAGAGAAGATATGCGGATCAGACACAGGGACAACGTCAGTGTTGCGACGGAAGTCCTCTGAGTAGATCTTCAGGTCGGCAACAATCTCGCCCTTGCGCTGGTCGTCCAGGTACCAACGGTTCAGTCGACCGAGGATCTTGAGCAATCGGCTCTGTGATTCATGCAAACGAGCGTGAATAGCGGAGAACACCGCGGCACCCTGCTCAATCAAAGCCTGGGTCGTGCCAACCGGTGTGTTGCTGTTTACGTCGGCAATCTTCTCCTCAGCCGTGGTGACCACGCCGCGAGCGGCCTTGTCCAAGTATCCAACCAACTCAAACAAAACGCCTGAAGGTGGGTTAAATGGCATTGGCATGGCGATCTTGCGGATGTCATCCACGCCTGGTGCGCCTTCGATCTCAACAATCTGGGTAACGTCAACCTCTTGGCTCTGCCCGCTAATCTTCGAGCCTTTGAGCTTCAGCATGGTGGCGGCGTTATTGATATGCGCCGAGTCCAGCAACGCACGAATGCCGCCAGTCAGAGCCGCAGACAAGCCGCCGATCAGGTGAGGCAAGCCAATAGCGTAAGCGCCGCGCCAAGGGATGAACTTGAATTCGACAACCCAATCCAGCTTGGACATGGTGTCGTCGCCGTCTTCCCAGTTGCGATAAAGACCGACCACGTCGCCCTCAAGCTCGTCAATCATCAGGATGTACGGAGCCATCTCGCCTTTAGAGTAGTCGTCTTCCTCTAACTCCAGCCAGCAGTAGATGTGATAGACAGTGCGCTCACCGTCCTCGTTGTCTTGCCACTTACGGCCTTCAATCTTGTTGTTAGCCTTCTCGGGAGCAGTCTCCTCTGGTTGCATGGTGGCGCGAACCAGGTCAATGTCGCGGTACTGACCAGTACGCACGCGGCGCTTAAACTCCCACTCGGTGATGACGTGGACTTCGGTCGCGCGTTGGGCGGTGTAGAAGTTGGTAGCCGCGAACGGCACGATCACTCGGTCGATTGGCAGGAACTCGGCGCAGGGGCGCTTTTGTTGCTCGTCATACCAGATCTTCATGTACTGAGAGCCGCCCAATGGCAACTGAGTCAGCATCTGCTCCTGCTCGTCGCGGAACTCTTCGATCTGCTCGGTAAGTTGCCAGTTCATGTAGTCGCGCTTGCGTTCAGCGCGGGCAACCTTCTCCTCCTCA